GATTTAGGTTTGAAAGATTTTGCCATTACTTCTGACGGCATCAAATTCAAGAATAACAGATATACCAAGAAATATGAAAGAGATTTAGCGAAAGCACAAAAACATCTTTCTCGTAAGCAAAAAGGTAGCAATTCGTTTGAAAGACAAAAACGAAAAGTTGCCAAAATACACGAGAAAATATCCAACACAAGACAAGATGTATTGCATAAGGTATCGCATCAACTTGTTTCTGATTATGACATAATTGCTTTGGAAGACCTTAATGTAAAGGGAATGATGAGCAATAGAAAATTATCAAAACACATTGCAGATGCAAGTTGGGGTACATTTGTGAGATTCTTGGAGTACAAAGCAGATTGGAACGATAAACAAGTTGTTAAAATCAATCGCTTTTACCCCTCAAGCAAAACTTGTAATGTGTGTGGATGGATAAATCAAGATTTAAATCTTTCGGTTCGTGAATGGACTTGCAAAAATGGACATAAATTAGACCGTGATTTAAATGCAGCAAAGGTCATTCTGAAAGAAGGATTGAAAATAATATCGGGTGGGACGCTCGATAACACGGATGGAGATGGTGTAAGAAGTAGTAATACTCAACTATCTGCGAAGTCCGAAGCCCATTTGTCTTTAGCAAATGGGTAGTTCACAATTTCAAATACATTGGATGATGAAATTTCATTAAATGAAAATGTTGTGTTGATTAAAATAGATACTGAAGGTGCTGAAAGAAAAATACTTGATGGTGGTATAAATTTAATAAAAAACAAATTACCTGTTATTATTTGTGAAGCAGCAACAAGTGAAGAATTTAAAGAAATTGATGATTTTTTAAAACCTTTGGGATATAAAACACCCACAAGAAGATTTAATGCAACACCAACATATATTTGGGTTTGTTAAACTATATTTATTATGTAAAAAAATAATATTATGGATAAAGTATTAGTTATTGGTGATAGTTGTATTGATGAATTTCAATATGGTGTTTGTGAAAGAATTAGTCCTGAAGCACCAGTGCCTATTTTTAAGAGTTTGTATGGTGTTCAATCTAGTGGTATGGCAAGTAATGTTAAAAATAATTTAGAAGGTTTAGGTATTTCGTGTGATATAATTACAAATACTATGGTAAAACCACATAAATTAAGATTTGTTGATAAAAAAACAAATCAAATGTTACTTAGGGTTGATGGTTATGATAGGATTGTTGAAAAAGCAGAAGAATATTTAGTTAATATTAATTTTAATGATTATGATGCTATTGTAATTTCAGATTATGATAAAGGTTTTCTTACTGAAAATACTATAACAAATATAACAAATAAACACAAATTAGTTTTTTTAGATAGCAAAAAAAAGTTTGGAAAATGGGCAGATGGTATAGAATTCATAAAAGTTAATGAAAATGAGTTTAATAATAATTCAAAGTATTTAATTGATGATTTTAAGGGTGAATTAATTATTACCTTGGGGGATGAAGGTGCTAGACATAATGATGTTTTATATCATGTTGAACAACAATATGCTATTATTAATTTAGCGGGTGCTGGTGATACTTTTTTTGCAGGTTTTGTGGCAAATTATTTAGAATTTGGAAATATTCCAAAAGCAATTAATTTTGCAAATAAATGTGCTTCTTGGGTTGTTTCCCAAAAAGGTGTTGGTGTTATAAATAAAAGTAATATATGATAAAAATTTTAAACATAAATGATTTGGATTTTGAATCTATTGTTGAGAAAAAATGGGGTCGTGAAATAATACTACATAATGATGAAAATTATTGTGGTAAAATACTTCAATTTAAATCTGGTTCTAAATTTAGTATGCATTACCATTTAAAAAAAGAAGAAACCTTTTATGTAAATAAAGGAAAATTAATATTAAATTATATTGATACTAATGATGCTACTGAATATTCAAGAGAACTTAATATTGGTGATGTTATTCATATTGAACAGGGTGACCCACATCAAATAATAGCATTGGAAGATAGTGAAATTATTGAAATATCAACACAACATTTTGATTTTGATAGTTATAGAATAAGAAAGGGTGATAGTCAATCATGATAATTTATGTAGATATTGATAATACAATATGTTATACGAATGGAAATGATTATGTTAATTCAATACCAAATTTTGAAAACATCAAAAAGGTAAATAAACTATATGATGATGGTAATATAATAATATATTGGACAGGAAGGGGTATGAAAAGTGGTTTAGATTGGACTAATTTAACAAAAAAACAACTATCTGATTGGGGTTGTAAATATAATGAATTAATAATGAATAATAAACCAGCCTTTGATTTATTAATAGATGATAAGGCAATAAAAATTGATGAATTATGAGAGTTTGGGTAAATGGTTGTTTTGATATTCTTCATAGTGGTCATATTGATTTATTGTGGTTTGCAAAAAGATATGGTGTTACTAAAAAGAAACAAAATAAATTAAATAAACTATTTGTTGGTTTAGATAGTGATGAACGTATAAAAGAATTAAAAGGGGATAATCGTCCAATAAATGATTTAGAAACAAGAGTTAAAATAATGTCAAGTTTAAATATGGTTGATGTTGTTGCTATATTTAATACGGATGATGAATTAAAAAATTATATAAAGAACTTAAAAATTGATTGTATGGTTGTTGGTGATGAATATAAAAATAAAACAGTTATTGGTTCTGAGTATTCAAAATATGGTGTTGTTTATTATCCAAAAACAAACGGAAAATCAACAACCGATATTATTAATAAAATAAAGAAATTATGATTGTAATTACTGGTGGTGATGGTTTTATTGGTAGAAATTTAGTGTTTGAATTTTCTATAACGAATAATAAATTACCAATTAAAATTCTTGATACTAAAAGAGAAAGTTTAAATGATATTTATATTTGGTTAACAAATAATGCTAGTAGTATTAAAACTATTATTCATTTGGGTGCAATTACAGATACTACATTAGAAAATAGTGAACTTTTTTATGAATATAATTTAGGTATGTCTATGTTTATTTGGAAACTATGTTCTAAATATGATATAACATTAATTTATGCTAGTTCTGCTGCAACGTATGGTGATGGTAGTTATGGTTTTGATGATAAATCGGATATTTGGAAATTAAAACCATTGAATTTATATGGTTGGTCAAAACATAATTTTGATTTATGGTCACAATTAGAACATAAATCACCTAAGAATTGGTATGGTTTGAAGTTTTTTAATGTGTATGGTAAATTTGAAGAATATAAACTTAGAATGTCTTCAATGATATATCAAATATATAATCAAATTATTGATAATGGGTATGTAAAATTATTTAAATCAAACACATTTAATATTTTGGATGGTGAACAGAAAAGAGATTTTATTCATATTGATGATGTTGTAAATGTTATAATATTTTTAATAAATAGATTACCAAAATCAGGTATTTATAATGTTGGAACAGGAATTGCAAGGTCGTTTAATGATATTGCTAATATTATTTTTCACAATTTAGGAATACCACCTAATATTAAGTATATTGATATTCCAGATAGTATATCAGATAAATATCAAAATTTTACAGAAGCAAAAATTGATAAATTAAAAGAAATTGGTTATTCTATTAAATTTAAGAGTTTAGAATATGGAATTAGTGAATATTTAAAATATTTAAATTATTTAAAAAAATGGTAAAGATTGGTAATATTATTTATGAAGATGAATTGGTAAATCATATTATGGTTGATTATGTTAACTACATAAAAGAACCAATTGAATATTCAATTATTGATAAATCTTTACCAACATTATACGTTGGATGGAATTTTATGAAATCAACAAATCAAGATAATGAAATTATACAAAATGCCGATATTCTAAAAAAGAAAATAATAACCAATGAACTGTATTGGGAATTTTCTTTTAATGAGAATAAATCATCACACATTAAAGGTATTGAGAAATTTATAAATTTATTACCAGAATTTTATTTTTCACCAAAATATATGTATGTTGATTTAGACCCTGTTTTTTTCCATTTAAGAAATGTTGAAGATTTAATGGATGTATTACCAAAAACAATAGATTTGTTTTATCAGTATAAAGATGAAATAATTTATGTATTATTTGATAATAAAATATGGGGTATTAATTTAAATATTTATAAGTTTTTTCAATTTGATGTTGAATTATTAAATACTTCTATTTCTAATAGATGTTATAAGTATGGTTATTATGATGTTGATGGTGAAATTTATAATAAATATAAAAAACTACTTCCTGATTTTACCAAATTAAAAAGATATATAGTTACAATATTATCAAAATGAATGTTAAGTAGTATTTATAATAAATAAATTATAATTGCTATGGAAAATAAAATTGATAAAGTAATTGACGATTTTATTGATAATGAAAATCAAGAAACCCAAAATAAAGAATTTAATAAAAGGGTTATAAAAAAAAGTGATAATTCTATTATTGAACGTCTTGATAAAATCATTATTGCAGAAAATGGTAAACAATTACTAAGAGAGGTTTATTAATAACATTCATATGAAAAAAAATATTAGTTTAAATCCAATAGATAAGCATTTGGATAGAATAAAATATGTTGTAGATTATAAAATTAACGAATCTGCTAGATATATACCAATTAGTAATTTAGATGAATTTGACGAAATTCCAAATACTAATGAAGCGGATGATGTTGTAAATGATGATAATTTAGAAAAAAAACCAAAAATTAATAATCCTGAAAAACAAGAGGATGATACTGGTGGAGTTCCAGCAGAAACGCCAATACCTTCATTTGATGCAGAAAATCCCAATGAAAATCCAAATAATGAATTAAATAATGAACCTGTAAATGAACCTCAAGAAAATGTTGATAATATTCAAAATGATATTATTAGACATAATATTGAAGCCATGAAAACTATTCATAGTGAATTGGAAAATCTTAACAATATGGTTCAATCGTTAAATTCAAAATTGGATGTTTTAAATTCTGATGTGGAAGAAGTTCGTGAACCATCAACCGTTGAAAAATTAACATCAAGAAAAAATGTTAGTTATCCATATTATTTTAATTTAAACGATATGTGGAGTAATAATTGGTTTAATAATAAATATAATACTGGTGATAATATGGAAAATGGTGTTAGAGAATTACCTGATGGTACTTTTATTGCAGATTTTGATGATTTACCACAAAAATCAAGAATTGATATAAAAAATAGTTTTACTGAAATTGATTAGTGATGGTGTTAAAAGGAAATCAACATAGTAAAGAAAGATTTTTTGATTTATTTAAAAAAGTTAATTATATTAATGAATCTAAATTATCACCAGAAAAAAAAATGAAAATCCTTAATGATTTTGTGAATTTTGTTGGAAATAAATTGGATATTATGGATAATTTACCAAATATAAAAATATCTAATGATGATTTTGCAGCAAAAAAAATGAAATCATTTGGTAAATATACACCAGATTTAAAAGAAATTGTTGTTGTAATGGTAAATAGAAATTTGGCAGATGTTTTAAGAACATTAGCACATGAAATAGTCCATCATAAACAGAATTTAGAAAATAAATTAGATGTTAATTCAAATGATGATGGTAGTGATATTGAAAATGAAGCCAATGCATTAGCAGCAGTTTTTATGAGAGAATATGGTAAAAATAATCCTATAATATTTGAATAATTATGAGAGTTTTTAGTCCAATTGGTAGTAAAGAAAGATTATTTGAAATGCTTCAAAGAGTAAATAAAATTACTTTAAATGAGGAAAATATAATAAATAATCCAATAGAAAATTTAAAAATAGTATTCAATCAACTACTTAATGATGAAATTGAAATTAAAAGAATAACAAATGATATTGAATCAAATGAATGTTATACAACAATTGATTGTTTAGGTGAAAATAATAGAGAAATTAATTTTGTTTTCAAAAGTGAATTTATTGAAAGGGAAACTGATGGTGTAATTGAAATTGAAGATTCAAAATTAATTAATTTTTTTATGGGCAATGATGGTGATTCATTAAACATTGATGAAAACACACTAAAAGAATTTAATGATGATTATAATACAGAAATTATTGATTTTATTTCTAATTATATTAATTTTGAAGATGATATGAAATCAAAGGTTGATGATTTGGATGAAGTTATTAAATTAATTGATAATATTCCATATAAAAGAAGTACAGAAGAATTACAAAATCATAAATCCTATGTTGATGAAAAACCAACAAATCCGAATCTTAGAGTAAACTCACCCGAATTAAATTCATATGTTACTGAAAATAATGATGATTTTGATGATGATTTTAATTATGATGATTTAGATGATGAAGATTTGGATGATGGATTAGATTATGATGATAATTTTGGAAATAATTTAAATAATGATATTGATTTTGATGATGATTCCAATTTAGTAAATAAATATAGTGATAAGGATGCAATGAAGTATAAAGATTTAGAAAATGATTATGATGATGAAAACATATCTAATTTAGATTATGAAAATATGGAAAGTTCATCAGAAGATGATGAATTATATAATAAAGCATTTGATAATTTAATGATGAAAAATAAAACACAAAAAAATCCAAATTATTTTCCGTCAAAATCTGAAGTTGAAAGAGAAGTAAATAGAATTTCTAATTTAAATAAAGAACCCGAAAAAAGAAAAAAAGGAATGAGAATGGCTAAAAATAAAACACGTGTATATCCATCATGGGCTGATAATTATTTAAGTGAAAATAAATTAAAAAACACAAATGTTGATTATATTGAATGGAAGTATTTTAATTCAACTAGTGATGAATTTAAAACGTTTTTAATAAAAAGAGCAGATAATATAATCACTAATAAATATGGTATTAATAAATTCAAAATACCAAAAGAAAAATATCATAATTTGATAAGAGATTTAGTCGTTGTATTATTTAAAGAACATATAAGAAGTATGAATGAATCTGAAGATGATGTCATTAAGAATGCTGAAGATAATGAAAATCTTAATATTGGTGATGTTGTTGAAGTAAATGGAATAGAAGGTACATTTCAAATAGGTGTTTTAGCAAGAGAAGGTAAACCTTTTATAATGCCTTTTGATATGAATACAAAAAAACCATATACAAGATTTAGAATATATCTATTTTCATTGAAAGATACTAACATGAAAAGAATTATGAGGTTTTCAGAAACTGATGGTGGTTTTATTATTGAATCAGAAGAAGAAATTGAAACAACTGAAAAAAATAATTTAGATATTGAAAATCTTGCAAAAAAAAGGGATGAAATCGGTGACCAAATTGAAGGTGGTCTTGGTGATGATAAGTCACCATTGGAATTTGACCCAGAACAAATTAAATTGGGAATGAAGGTTGAAATGGAACATACTAATGACCCTATGATTGCATTGGAAATAGCATTAGACCATTTAACTGAAGACCCTAAATATTATACTGTTAAAGAAGACCCAGAAATAAGCGCACAATTTAATGCAAGTAAGGAAGCAAGTGAATATGATAATGAAAAGGAATTGGTAGATGAATTGTTGGGTTATAAGCCAATAAATGTTGGTGATTTAACTGAAGAAATTGTTGGTTCTGATAATGCAAAATCGGTTGTGGGTGGTCAAAGTTCTGATAATAATGATGATGAAATAAAAAAATATCAGGAATATGAAAAGAAAGATTTTAATAGTTTAAGGGATGATGAAAAAGAAGAATTTTTTGAATTATGGAAAAAATATAGAGAAAAATAAATTTAAATAATATTTCTTTTTTGAAAAAGGACTACTTATTGTAGTCTTTTTTTGTTGTTGTTGAAAATATTACTATTTATATTAGAATAAATTTATCATTATGAGTAGAATTAGAAGTTATTTTAAAAAGTCAAATACTTTAATAACAAATAATACAACAAATAATTCTCAAAATCCTGTTACCGAAATATCATATGGTACTTATGATGGTTGTGTTAGTAGATATATTTTTGATATTGATTTTTCTTTATTAAGAAAAAGAATAGAAAGGGGTATTATTATTCAAAACAATATTAAAAAACATATTTTACACATGACAAATACAATTGGTAGGGATTTAAAATATGTTGGAAAAAAATCATATTCGGAAATGATTGAAAGAGCAAGTAGTTTTGAATTGGAAGTTTTTAATCTTTCTGAAGATTGGGATGAAGGAAATGGTTATGATTTATTATATGATGATACATTTGCTGATAAATCATCAAAACATGCATCCAATTGGTTTAATAGAAAAACAAATTTATTTTGGAATGTAGATGGTGTTTATTCAACTGGTAATACTGAAATTATTGGAAATCAAAGATTTGAAAAGGGTAATGAAAATATTGAAATTGATATTACTGATTATGTAAACCAAAGATTATTTGAAAATGAATATAGTGGTAATACTGTTTTTAGTGGTGATTCTTTTGGTTTAGGGATTAAGTTTTTAGACTTATATGAATCTTTGGAAACAGATTTTAGACATGCAGTTGCTTTTCATACAAATAAAACAAACACGTGGTATGAACCGTATGTTGAAACAATTTATGATGATATCATATTAGATGATAGAAATTATTTTTATTTAGATAAAAAAAATAGATTATATTTATATACAAATTCTATTAGTATTTTAAATAATAATGAAATTATTGTTAATCATGTAAATATATATGATAATAATAATAATTTTATTGAAACCATTAGTGGTGATTCAATTACGAATGTTGGTAATGGAATTTATTTTGTTGAATATAAAATAAATTCAAATGAATATCCTGATAGTGTTTTATTTGTAGATGAATGGAATTTAACAATGAATGGAGTTGAAAGTAATTATTATAGTAAATTTTATTTGATATCACCAGAAAAATATTTTATAATTAATGAAGAATCACAACTAAATTTAGAAAATTATCATTTTAATTTTTGGGGAATTAAAGAATCTGAACAAATAAAATCTGGTGATATAAGGAAAATAAAAATATCGGTTAAAGAATTGTATACAAACCAAAACAATTTTATTCCATTAAATATTGAATATAGAGTATATATAAAAATTAGTGATGGATATGAAATTGATGTAATACCATTTACTAGTGTAAATAGAACCAAATTTGGATATTATTTTAATTTAGATACATCGTGGTTAATACCACAAGTTTATTATATTCAAATTAAGTTAAAATCGGGCGAATATTTTGATATAAAACAACCATTATCGTTTGAAATAGTAAATGATGGATTTTTTTAATTATTAGTTGAATTTATTTGTATATTTGAAAAAACTGAAATATATTTGTATTGTAATTTAATTTTAATTGTAAAAATAATAACTGTAACTTAAAAAACTGAAATTATGAGTAATGTAACTGAAGGAAAATCACCACAAGGTGGTGATTTATCACAACTGAAAAAAATGTTTGCTGACTATCAAAAAAAACAATCACAAGCAAACAAAAAAACATCATCCCGTGAAAATATTCTTGCTAAGTATTTTGTGCCTAGAAATACGAAAGAAACGTTTAGAATATTACCACCAAAACAAGGTAGAAAACATATTGAAGAAGCCTATTTTCATGTTGTTACTACAAACATTGCGGGTGGTGTAAAAAAGCATGGTACAATTCTTTATTGTCCTGCACACAATGACCCTAGAGTTCCAAAAATTGGTAGTGATGGTAAACCTATGTTAGACCAAAACAATAATCCAATTTTAGTTCCAGCACCATGTCCTCTATGTGCAAAGTATAAAAAACTATTATCACAACAAGACCCATCATTAATTGGTGTTAAGAAAGAGGAAATGAATGATGTTCAAAAAAGAATAAAGGCAAAAAACGATGAAATATATAAAGAAGCCATTAAATGGGAAGCAAAGAAATTTTATATAATTCGTGGTATTGATAAAGGTGCTGAAAAGGATGGTGTTAAATTTTGGAGATTTAAACACAATTATAAAAATCAAGGAACTCTTGATAAACTACTTCCAATTTTAGAAGATTATATGATGATGAATCAAGCAGATTTTTCAGACCCATATAATGGAACTGATTTAAATATTATAATGACTGATAGTGAATTTAATGGTCGTGTTTATAAGGCAATATCAGCAATTACAGCAAGAGGAAAATCTAAATTATCACAAGACCCTCTTGTGATGAAACAATGGCTTGATGATGATATTAGTTGGAGAGATGTTTTCTTACCAAAGAAAGCACCAAATATAACACCATTTGAATTTTTAGAAATGGTTGTAAGTGGTACTAATCCATATTGGGATGATACTGATGCAAAAAATAAACGTTGGGTATTTCCAAATAGACCTGATTTGGAAGAATTAGCAAATACACGTAAAATGAATTTAGATTCAACTGAAGATGATAATTTTGAATATGCTTCTGATTTAGAGGATGTTGAATATCCACGTGTAACAATAAGCAATATAACCGAATCTGATGTTGGAACATATGATGATGATGCTACTGATTTAGGTAGTGATGTTATGGAAAATGAAGATGATTTGAATGAGAATGATTCAAATGATGATTCAGAAATAAGTGATTTTTCTGATTATGATATGGATTCTGATGATTATGATGATTTACCATTTTAATTTATTTTTAAATCCAATTGGTGTTGATTAAAATACCAATTGGATTTTTTTTTATTTAATTTTAATAAAATTTATATATAATGAAAAACGATTCTTTAAATTTAGATAGTGATGGTATTCAAGGAAATAAAAGAAAACCAACACCCAAAAAAACATTTTCTTTAGAGAACTTTAAGAAAAAGGCAAATGTTGAAGATGTACCCAATAAACCATTAGAATGGATTACTTTATCTTCAGGTTTTAAAAAAGCAACAGGTCTTCCTGGTGTAGCAAAGGGTTATGTTAATTTATTTCGTGGACATACAAATACAGGAAAGTCAACAGCAATTTGTGAAACATTAGTTGAATCTCAAAAAATGGGAATTTTACCTATTCTAATAGATACAGAAAATAATATGGGTAAAGGTAATTATCGATTAAGTGAGTTGGGTTTTGATTTTGATAATTATATAAGAGTGGATAATGATTATCTTTTGACTGAATTTGGAAAAAAACAAAATAAAAATAGAAATGAAGCATCAATTGAAGATTTAGCAAAATGTTTTTATTATTTTTTAGACATGCAAGAATCTGGTGAATTACCATACGATTTATTATTTGCAATTGATTCTATTGGTACATTAAATTGTATAAAAACAATTGATGCAGCAGAAAAAGACGATACACAAAACAATATGTGGAATGCTGGTGCATATGAAAAATCTTTTATGTATTTGTTAAATAATATAATACCAAGTAGTAGAAAGGGTAATAGAAAATATACAAATACTGTAGCAGCAGTTCAAAAAATTTGGATTGATAATATGAATAAAGGTGTGGTAAAACATAAAGGTGGTGAAACTTGGTATTTAGGTTCTAGGTTAATATATCATTTTGGTGGAATTATTACACATGGAACTAAAGCAGCAGTTGCTGAGAGTAAAAAACGTGTTGTTTCATATGGTATTGATACAAAAATTGGTGTTGCAAAAAACCATATTGACGGTCCGTTGGGTGGTATATCAATGCAAGGTAGAATTGTTTCAACACCATTGGGTTTTGTACATCCTGATGATATTCCTGATTTCAAGAAAAAACATATTCTTTATTTTAGAAATCTTTTTGGTGATGATTCTATTAATGAAAATGATTTAGTTCTTTCAACAAAGAACATTGATGGGGAAGGAAAAATATCATTTGAAGATGATATTGTAGAACATATGGATTTTGAAGATGAAGATTAGGACATTATTGGTTGATTCATCATACTTATTACAACGTTCATTTCACGGTGCAAGAGATACTTACACCGTGAAATTTGGACATATTGGTGGATTATATCAATTTTTAACAACTGTTCGTAAATTAATAAAAACACATAAAATTAATAAAGTTGTTTTAGTTTGGGATGGTGAAAATAGTGGAATATATAGACATAGAATTGATAGTAATTACAAATCGAATAGAAAAAACAAAGAATGGTATCGTAAAATTGAAATGAGTGATGTTGAAATAAAAAAAGAAAAAGAAAAAGAAGAATCAATATTAAAACAGAAAAAAAGAATACAAGCATATGCAGAAGAATTATTTTTAAGACAAATAGAAGTTGACGAAATAGAAGGTGATGATTTAATTGCAAAATATTGTATTGAATATCATGATAAAGAAGAAATTTTATTATATTCAAATGACAAAGATTTTCTTCAATTATTAGATTTAAATATTTTAATTTTATTTCCAAATAAAGAACAACCAATAAATAAAATTAATTATATTATGCACTTTAGTCATCATTATACAAATGCTTTAGTTTATAAAATAATTTGTGGCGATGCTTCAGATAATATAAAAGGTATTGATGGATTGGGTGAAAAAAGTTTATTGAAATATTTTCCAGAATTAAAATTTAAAAAATTGACTGTTCGTGAAATTTGTATTAAAGCAAAAGAATTTAATGAAAATAGATTAAAAGAAAATAAAAAACCAATAAAGGCATTGGATAATTTATTGAACAATGTGAATAGATTAAAAACAAATTATAAATTAGTTAATTTAAAAAATCCAATACTTAATGAAAAAGCAAAGGAAGAATTATTACAATTAGAAGTACCATTATCTCCAGAAAATAGGGGGAGTAAAAATTTGTATAATATGATGATTGAAGATGATTTTTTAAGTGTTTATGGTAGCACTTTTCCTAATTACGTTGAACCGTTTTATACTGTAATTATGAATGAAAAAAAATTATTAACTGAATATTATAAAAAATAATATTTTTTTTGTTTATTATTAAAATATAATATATTTTTATACAATAAAACTTTTTAAATTATACGAAAATGGAAGAAAAAGATGTTAATATTTTTAAATTTTCTTTATCACAGGGTGATATAATTTTATGTGAAAAAATTTTTGATGGAAATGTTTTTAGTCCGTATGTTAGATATTCAGTGGATATTAGAGATATTTTACCAAAAATAATAACAAGATTACAAAAACTATTATCCAAACAACAATATAGTCATATATATTATGTAGGTAAGGATAGTATTAATTCAGAAAATTTAACACATTATGATTTTTTAAATTATAATAATCATATAATTAATTCTTTTCCTAAAAAACAAAGAGAAGAATTAAAATATCAACCAAAACCAATCATTTTACATATTGAAGATAAAATCATAAAAGGTGTTGAATGTAAAATTGGGTTATATGTTAATGACAATCCAATTGTAGAAAGATTATTTTATGTTGATAGATTTAATCCTGATGTTCGATGGTCTGTTGATATTGTTGAATGTGTTGTTGATATTACAAATCAGATTTTCGAAAAAATGAAAATGTGTGATATTATAAATATGCAATATTCTTATTAACAATAATTTTATATAAAAAATGGATGGTGTTGTAGAAAATACATTTACAGCATATTTGGGATATGAATTTCAACAAAAATTAATGTGGCAATTATTGGTTGAACCAGAATTTGCAGAAAAAACAATTCTTAATTTAGAAATTGAATATTTTGATGACCCAATTTTAAAAAGATTGTTTATAATAATTTTAGAATTTTATAAAGAATTTGAAAAAGTTCCTAATCTTCAGAATAAAAGCATTTATCAAGCAATAAATACATATAAAACACCAAATAATTCAATAGAAGAAGAATCGTTGTTTTCTATAATTAAACGTCTTGAATTATGGAATGAAAGGATTATTAATAAGCAAATGTTGTATGATGGGGATGTTATTAGAAAAAGTACAAACATTTTTATTAAACAACAAGAATATCGTAAATTATCAGATTATATTCATGAAAATGTAAAAACGGGTGATATTAAAAATAAATATGTTGTTGGTTTAATTGAAGAAAAAATAAGAACAATATCGTTGATTGATTCTGAAGATGATTCTGAAGAAGTTATTGAAGGAATTGATATTGCATTAAGAAAAGAATTTAGAAAAACAATACCAACTGGTGTTGGTGTAATTGATGCATTAAGTGGTGGTGGTTTGGGTAGGGGTGAAATTGGTTTAATTTTATCTCCATCGGGTGTTGGAAAAACAACCTTATTAACTGTTATTGCAAACACTGCATATGAAAATGAAAAAAACGTAGCACAAATAATATTTGAAGATACTAAAGACCAAATAAAACGTAAACATTATACAATATGGGCTAAATCAGCATTGAGTAAATTGGATGATGAAGATGAAAACGAAAGAGTTAGTAATGTTGTATATGAAAAAGTAAAACAATTAAAAGGTAAGGGCAAGTTAGTTATTAAAAGATTTAGTCAAGATAATACAACAATATTAGATATTCGAAATTGGATGATTGGTTATGAAAAAAAATATGGTTTTAAATTTGATTTATTGGTTCTTGATTATCTTGATTGTTTAGAACCACACAAAAAAGCATACGATAGAAATGATGCAGAATTAATAATTGTAAAGGGATTTGAATCACTTGCTGGTGATTTAGATATTCCTGCTTGGTCTGCTATTCAAAGTAATCGTTCTGGTTTTGGTGCAGAATTTATAGAACCACATCAATCAGGTGGTAATATAAAAAGAATTCAAAAATCACATTTTTTTATGAGTGTCGCTAAAACTGATGAACAAAAAGAAGCGCATTTAGCAAATATTTTTATTATTAAAGCAAGATTTGCACAAGATGGTCAAAGATTTGAAGATTGTATTTTTAATAACGACACAATGCAAATTGTAATTGAAGATAGTAGATATAAATATTCAAAAACATATAAAAATTTAAAACATTATAATGAAAAAGATAAAGAAACTTTTGATGAAAAGGCTAGTAAAATGTTAGAAGAAAAATCATCAACAATGAAAATACATGAAGCAATTTGCACTACAAATAATCTAAAAGAAAAAGAAGAATCTGATAGAATTAATGATTTATTGTTAAAAAACAGGGAAGAAACGAATGAAAATAAAGATGATGTAAATAATTTGGATGAAAAAGAAATAGAAAATAACTTAAATTTAGAATCGAATTCTAATAATTTAAAGGTAGATAATAAAATTTATTTTGATAATAATGATGATGAAATAGAATCATTATTAGAAAAATTACGTAAAAATCAAGATGTTATAAAAAAAGAATGAAAATTTTATTAAATTTTGTAACATTTTATAAAAATTATCGTATTTATATCTACAAATAATATTTTTCTAAAAATTTGCATTTTAATTTTTTTTATTTATCTTTGCAGTGATTATTGAAGATATGTTCTTTTAAGATATGTAAACAGAAACTGGTTGTTAATACAGTACAATTAACTCAATGGATAGAGTGTTCATTCACAATATGAAATATTGTTGGTTCGATTCCAACATTGTAAAAAAATAACAAACAAATTTTCTGTTTTTTGAAATTGCGGTGTGGAGAAATGGTATCTCGCCTGCCTCATAAGCACGGAGTCCCTATTGGGTTTAAATGGGTTCGATTCCCATCACCGCTACAAAAAAACGTTCTTTATATAAATGGGGAGTTAGCAAAATTAATACAAAAAATATTATACAATTACTTATTTGATATAAGAACTAATAGTATTTACAGTTAGGAAAATGCAATTGTTTTGGATACAATGATTTGTAGGTTCGAGTCCTACACTCCCCGCAGTTTGGGAAAACTAGAAATGTTTACAGTAAATATCGGTTCGAATCCGATATTATCCTACCATAATGGATAATTAGCCGAATTGGTTTAGGCACAAGTAGTTTAAACTTGCAAAAAAAGAAAATATTTCTAAACTATTCCCTTTTTTATAGAAGAAGAACTGGATGTATTTTCAGTAATATGTGCAAATATATTTACAAAAAAATATAACCAAGTTACTTCTTTTTTTTTGCTTTTTTTGTAACATTTTTTAAATACATTCGTAAAATATATTATAATTTTAAATTGGTTTAATTATGGAAAATTTAGTTTTAACCCAAAAAATGTTGGGAACTATTAAACAAACTTTAATTGATGGTCTTACTGTTGCATCTGGTAGTAAGAGTAGTGCGACTTATTATCATAGTAGGGATGAACAGATTGTTGCAATTCGAAAAGAAATTAATAAAATGTATAAGATTTCAAAAGAATTGCCACTTTTAATTGCATGTCAGAAAGGTGTTACAGGAAAATTTATTTCTGAAGTATTATTAAATGAATTTAAAAATACTTCAAGGGGTGGTGCTTGTAATATTATAAGCCCAATTGATTGGTATGATAATGGTTTATCTGATAAAGCAATTTTAATTGCTTTGAATAATTTAAATATTGATAATGGAATACCGGTTGCAAATATATTGTCGTTTTAATACAATATATTTGTTGTTATAAGTATGTATTATTTTTGTTTTACCTTATAAAATATTAGAATATGGAAATTAGTAATTATGATATACTTCACAAATCAATGTGGAACTCTTATGAAGAAATAAAAAAATCAAATTTTGAAATGGGTGGTATGGAAGATGATAAAAGAATTGAAATTTTAGAGTTTTATTTACTACCATATTTTATTAAGTACGAAGAATTTGAAATAGCACAAGAATTGACAACACAAATAAATATAATTAAATCAAAACAAAAATAAAATTACTTATAACGGCTGGGTGTATATGTAGTGTGAGATTTGAAATACTAACTTTCACTTAACTGATGAAACAAATTAAAAGAAATAACGTACAATAAACAGACGAACCTCACATTACGTATACACCTTGTTATGTGTAGGTGTGGATTATTAAGGTAGAATGTTTAATCGGAGAACTAAACAAAAATTTTAAAAGAAAAATAGGGGTGGATTTTTTAAATTTTAATATTTATATATAAAAGAAAACAATGAAAGATTTGAAACAGTTTATTAAAACCACAATACGAGAATATTTGAATGAAAATACTCAATATGATAGTGATAAAATTATTTATGATTTAGTTTCTGATTGGATTATATCTTCATTAGATGATACTGAAAAAAGGCAAGAAATTGGTGAAAAATTATTAAAGTTAAACATACCAAAAGAGTATAAAGAAACACCAAATAATATACTATATAGAATTGGTAAACCTAAAAACAAATTTGTTTCATACACATATGATTATCGTGGAGTAAACAAAATGATTGGTTGGTATAAAAAAATATTCAACAAAAATATAACAAGTGATGAAATCATAGAAATTGATGTTAATGATGTTAATGTTTTAATTTGTATACCAACATTTCTTAAAAAGACTGGTTTTAGTAGCGGAAAAAGATTTGATGCTATATGGAAAAGTGAATATGAAGTAATTGTTATCAATAATTAAAAAGTGGGTGGGATTTTTATTTTAAAATTTTCAACCAAAATGTTGATTAGAATGATGAACGGAACACTTACACATAACGGTTGGGTGTATATGTAGTGTGAGATTTGAAACACTAAACCTCACTTAACCAATGAACTTGATTAGAAGTGGAAACATGAATATATCACAGAACCTCACATTACATATACACCTTGTTATGTGTAGGTGTGGATTATTAAGGTAGAATGATTAATCGGAGAATTGAACAAAAATTTTAAAAGAAAAAGAAGGGTGGGAAATTTAATTTAAAATATTTATATATAAAGAAAATAAATATATGAAAGATTTGAGAAAATTTATTAAAACCACTATACGAGAATTTTTGAATGAAAACAATTTAGATGGTTATCATTTAGAACCATATCATAAATCATCATACCACAAATATGAGAATGAAAATGATTTAGAATTTAAGATTGTTAGAGGAAAGGATGGTAAATTGTGGGGTATTGATGTTTATACAACACCATATAAAACATTAATAGGAACTATTGAACTTTCATATAGAAGTGAAATTATATCATTTGAAGAACAAAGAGATGGACAACCTAATGTTGGTAATATATCAGTTGATGAAAGATTTAGAAATCAAGGATTTGCTAAAATTTTATATAAAAAACTAATATCTGAACTTAAAAAAGATGGTTATAAAAAACTATTTGCTGGTTTAACACGAAATTCTATGTATGTAAATAATATATGGGATAAACTTAAAGATGGTGAAATAGAGGTGGATTATGATGGAAGAATAAAAACTATCGAATTTATGAATTTATAAAAGTGGGTGGGTTTTTCTTTTAAAATTTTTAACCGAAATGTTGATTAGAAGGATAAACGGAACACTTACACATAACATATGTCTTTAGATTATTTCAAGATTTGAAAATTAATAAAATTAATAATGAAAGGTCAAGAAAATTTGTTTTAGGTTTTATTTGGGGGCAGGAAAATCTTGAATTTTATTGTTTAAAATATCGTAATAAAATTGCTAAAATTTTTAAACATGTATATGGTGAAAAAATGATATCTATTTTATTATCAATTGGAAATAAACTACTTTTAACTGATAATAATCAAATTATACTAACACCAAAAGAACATGGTATTTTAAATAGTTTAGTTTTAAAGTATTATAATGGTGATTTGATTAAAGCCATAAAATTATTGTTTTTTATTTTCAAGAAAAAACAAGATGTTGATTTGTATAGTGATGTTAATGATTTTCCATTAATTAGTGAATATCAAAAAGCAAAAATTGATATTAGTGATATAAAGAAAATACCAGAAGAAGTATTAATTGGTTTGATTTCTGATATTAAACATCCACAATATCATGTTTTATGGTCTAATAAAGAACAAAGAGAATCTACTAAAGCGTTAATTCGTAAAAATGTGGAAGTTACATCAATTAATCAACAAGTTCGTCAAACAAAATCTAATGTTAAATTGGGTGTAGATAAAACTGTTGATTTAAATAAGGCAACTGATTTTCTTGCATTATATAAAACAGGATATGAAAATGGTTTTAGTTTAGAATTAACAAATGCAATTGATAATCTTGCTAATAAAAGAAAAATAAAGGATTTTTATTACACAAATATTGGTATTATTCAAGATGATAGTATTTCAATGACAGGTAATAAAATTGAATCAAAAAATACTCCAAGAGCAATTGTTGATTTTACTGCTAAAGTATTGTCAAAATCAGTAACAAATCATGTTGTTGTAAAAACTAAGGATATTTTTACTGATTTGGGTAGTTCATTTATTGAACTATTAAAAAAGAATGAAACATCTAATTTACAATATGATGCTATTTTTATATTAACCGATGGATATGAAAATATTTATGATGGGTTATTGAATGAAATTATTGATGTTTGGAAAATTGAAACAGGTATTGATATTCCAATATTTCAAATTTCCCCAATAACAAGTGCTGAAATGGATTCTAATGTTAGAAAAATTGGTGATAATGTTATTACAATGGCAGTTAATAACCCAATTGCAATTCAACCACAAATTTCAGCAAGATTACTTGAAATTGACACTAAGCGTTGGTTGGAAAATCAAGTTCTTATGCTTGAAGAATCTAATTTAAGTCGTATTAATAAAATTAATGTTAATAACTAAAAAAAATTATACTATGAATACAAGAGAATTTTCAGAATTATTAAAGGGTTGTCGTCCATTAAAAGATATGGATGGTAATATCATCGTTCAATCTATTATGAATATGCAAATTGTTTGTTTAACAACGGATAATGAATATTCATTAGATAATCGATTTGGAAATCCTTTAACATCAATCAAATCAAGTAATTCAAGTTATGGTCAAATGAGTTTTGTGAATAGTAATGATAAAGAAATTATTATACCAACACAAATGGCTGTTATGACCAAACAAGTTGCTCAAAATCATGGTATGATTAAAGCGGGTTATGTTGAATCTTATGGAAATACTACTTATCATGATGCTGGTTGTGTTCAAGGTAGTCAAGGTGGACATTTTAAAAATACTTCTGAATTTAGAATGATTCCTGTAACAATGCGTGAAATGTTATTTGATAGTATTGGTAAAAGTGGTGGATATCCAAGAATTTATCCTGCAATTAATAAATTGGGTAATGATACTAATTCAAATACGGGTAATTATCTTGATAAGTATTTTGATAAGTACGATAAAAAACTTGAACAGTTTATTGCTCATTTTGAAAGACCAAAAAATTTAATTGGCGTTATTGTACTTATTGATGGTGAAATTGTTGCTATTGATAAATTTCCATCATTTACGTATGCAGAACAGGTATGGAATTTAATGATTCGTGATTGTTACGGTTCTTTGGCTATTATTTCAGAATTGAAAAAGAAAACATCAAAGATTGATTTCTATACAACATATCAAAATATGAAAACTAATCATAATGGTAATGTTGTTGAATTACTTGAAAAGGTTTTGAAAAAAACTAAAGAAACAATTACTTTAAATGTACATGAAAAAATTCAAGAATTGTTAGATATTGAATTTACTGCTACATTAGATACTGATGGGCAACCAACATCATCAACATCACCAAAAAGTTATGTTTTAAAAAGCGAAGGATATGTTGGTCAAGTAATATCTGAAAGTGAATTTAATCATATGGTGAGTATTGTTAAAAGAGAAAGTTTTAATCCAAATGCATTAAGAGAATTAAATGAATTGAAAAGAAAAGCAAGAAAAATGAAACCATTTGACTTGTAATTCCTAAATATTTTTTGATTTTGAATTCCCCATAAGTTTTTTTTTATGGGGAATTTTTATTTTATCTTGTTTTTAATCACATTCTTTTGTATTTATTATAAATAAAATCGACCTTAAATGGTCGAATTTGTTAATTGGGGGTACGGTCAGTAGGTTATGAAACTTGTGAACAATAAAAATAATAAAATTGATGGTATAAGATATTAATAATATGGCTTTTTTTAGTCGTCCAAATTTAGATGATGTCCAATTTAAACAGTTAAGTGGTACTACATTAACATTATCAGGTAAAACAATATTTAATAATACTACAGGTTTAATATTAACTGATGATAATGATAATAAAATACCAATTGTTGTAACTGGTGCTAGTAATAATAAAGTTTTAACTTATTATGATGGTAAAATTGTATTAATGTCTGGTGGTAGTGGTGGTGGTGGTGTATATTATAATAGTTCACCAACAACATGCACTGTTGGTGGTTTAAATTGTGGGACAGATATTTATGGTTGTGAAATTAGTAAAATTTTAGAATGTATTGTTGCACCAGTTTTAATGCCAACATTAACACCAAATTCATACACATTTACTGAAAAATCATCAACTAAGTTATATCAAGAGGTTGGTTCTGTTATTAGTAGTATTTGTGTTTGTTCGATTTATAATAGAGGTTCTGTTACTCCTTCTTATGGTGGTACTTCTTATAGAACTGGAATTCCAAGATGTTATAAATATGATTATTACTGTCCTAGTTGTAATTGTTACTATAATATTTGTACTTGTGTTACAAACAGTCTTGTTAATACACCAAAATTAAATAATTTTCCAATTTCACATTGTTGTGTTAATAGAATTAGAGGAACTGTTTATTATTGTGAAGGTGAACCACCACATTATAGTAATGGTTGCGATATTAGTGGATGTACATGTCCTGCTGGTAGTCTTACTTCTTGTATTAATAAAATTGGTGTTTATCCATATTTTTGGGGTGTGAGTAACCATACTGGTAGTTTTTCTAGTAATAGTTGTTATCAAAATTGTTTAATTAATAATGCTAGTGGTTGTTGTGTTTGTCCGACAAATGGTAATGTGGTTGTTGATAATTATAATTCTTCAGAAAATAGAATTTGGTTAGCAATACCAAATTGTGGTGGTTGTCTTAAAACAAAATGGCAGGGTGGTAATAGCCTTGAAAATAAAGGAAATATACCGAGTGAAACAGGATTGTTTGATAATAATTCTGTTGTTTGTAATGTTTGTATATCATCACCAAATTCATATTGGTCTAACGTTCCATATACTTTTTATATTAGTTCATATCCAACATCAATAAATTATAGTATGACTTTTAGTTAATATATAAAAAAATATAAGAAATGGCTATTCAATATAATGAAAATATAAAAATTGCTGCTCCCAATCCATTAGATTGGAGATATTTAAGTAATAGAACATTAAATGGTAGTCAATTACCATATTCAGGTATTACAGAAGTCAATAATAAAATAATACCAAGTGAAAGATATACTGGTTTAACTGTTAATATTAATGGAACAGAATATTGGTATAAAGATGGTATTGGTAATAATGATTTAGTTGAAAAAATAGTAGATGGTACTGGATTATTAAGTGGTTACATTACTGGTGCGACTAATTATGGATATTATGAAGGATTATCTAATATTCAAACATTGGAAATAGTAATAATTGGTATTTTTTCACATTTAAGTGGTGATTATGATTCAACATACCCAAATTTTTATATTGATAATTTAGGTAATTTACAAATTGGTATTCCTAGTGATGGTAATGGTAGAAGGGCTTATTTATTGAAAAATAGTATTTATGAAGCATCTTTTGTTTGGAGTGATTATGAGGTTATTGGTTCATATAAAATTGGTTGGAATTTGGTTGATGTTGATGTTTCAAAATATATTGAAAAATCAGTAAAAACAAGAATAAAAAATTATTACGGTTTACTTAATGAACCATATAATGAAATTACTTGGAATCCTAGTGCTGGTGGTTATAATAATGGTAGTTCTTTAATTATTTCAAGTGTTCAAGGTAATCTTAATGGTTTGGGTAGTGAAATTAAAATTGGAAATCCAATTTATTCACGTACTAAAGATAATTCTCTATATCTTAGAACAATAAAAACAACAACACCGAATATAATAAACATTTCACATGATGCTGCTTATATAGATATATCAGGTACAACAATTTGTGGTATTAATATAGGAAAAGCCAATGAAATATATTCAGGATTGGATGGTAATAATTTAAAATTTAGAACAATTCAAGGTAGTGGAAATACAACAGTAAAAACATCTGGTGATAGAATTATTGTTTATAGTTCATCAGATGGTAGTAGTTCAAATTATGTGGAATGTGGTAATAATATTGGTTTATATATAGGGAAAAGTGGAACTCAAAGATTGTATTTAGATTATTCTGATGAATATAAATTTGCTGGGTATTATGATTCGTTGTATAATAATTATTATATTAATTCTAATGGTGTTCTTTGTGTTGGTAAAATAAATATTGGGGGTGTTGATGTTGGTAGAAGGGGATTTATTCATGAAACTAGTGGTGGTTCTATGAAATATACTTCTTTTGTTTGGAGCAATTACGAATCACCATTAGCGAATTGTTATACTATGGGATGGATATTATTGTCTGGACATCTTGATTGTTTTATTGGTTGTAATGTATTAAGTAAATTACAATCATATTATGAATCATCAATACCATATACTGAAGTTTATTGGTCACCATATTCTTTTTATAATAATGGTTCTGAGTTATCAATAGAGGTTATTTCAGGGTCAACAATGACAGGTAATACAATTTGTGTTGGTGGTCCGATTTATTCATATGTTGATAATCAAACAATGTATCTTAGAACTATTAATTCCAAAACCCCAGAAAATCTTAAAGTTTCTTTTGATGGTGCATTTGTTTATTTATCTGCCATTACTTCAGTTTCTAATGTTTCTACTTGTGGTATTGGCGAAAGTATTGTATATAATTATAATGGTAAAAATTTAAATTTAAAATCAATTGTTGGTAGTGGTGGAACACATGTTAAAACATGTGATGATTGTTTGATTATTTGTTCTGATTCTGGTGGTGGAAGTGGTTTTTATGAATTATCATCACCAGCAGCAATCACTCTTGGTGGTATTTGTCAAGGTGATGTTTTAACAGGTAAAACATCAAATGAAATACTTGAAATGTTATTAGTACCAACACTATATCCAACAATAACAAGTCCTTCTAGTAGTTTTACATTATCAGAATCGGGATTAAAAGAAATTGGATGCTTAATTTCGTGTATGTCGGCAACTTCAAACTTTAATCGTGGGTCAATTTTACCAATTTATTGTGGTGGTCCGTCCCATTCTGTTGGTTTTCCAATATCACATAATTTACAAGGTACTTGTCTTAATACTATAATTTGTAGTGATTTATGTGTAAAAGTTGATATTTGTGATTATGAAGTTCAACAGGGTATTCAATGTTGGTCAGGTTCTATTAGTTATAATGCACCTAGTAGTCCACCACTTGATAGTCGTGGTAATCCAATGAGTGCTTGCCCATCAGGTACAACATCAATTAAAGCAAGTTGTATTAATGGTGTATATCCATTGTATGCCACAACATCAAATATTAATGTATTAACAAAACAACCATTAGTATCAATGTCAAGTAATTATGTTTGTATAAATTTAGTTAGTGAAGTTGGTGGTAAACAAAAATTTGAAATTCCGTGTGCTTGGTTATCAAGCAATGAGTTAGATGGAATTTCAACATTTAATACGACTAATAATTCTTGGGAATATGAATCGGGTTCTAAACAAGGCGCATTAACATTTTGGACAGAATCTTCTGAAACAGAAACAATTCAAGGTCAAACAGTTGATTATCGTAGATATGAATATAATGGTTCTGATAGAAGTAGTATATCAATAAGATTAGAATTTTAAAATAAATAAAAATGGGAAGAAGTTTAGGTACATTTAAATATTCTGCAAATTATGAAGTAGCAAAAAAAGCACCTTTAGATGCAAGACAACTTGTAGATAGTTATTCTGATTTATTATTAGAATCTACTTGGTGTGATAGTGATGGTGGTGTTTGGTTGTATGATGGTGCAATCGTTGTTGTTTCAAATGATATTGATACTTCCAAGAATGGTGTTTATTGGTTATGTGATGCTTCTAATTATACAAGTGAAGATAGTTGGATTAATGTTGGTTATGATAGTGACTTTATTATTGAAAATGGTTTATCTTTAATTAATGCTGGTACAACAATAAGATTGGGTGGTAATTTAGTTACTGGTACAACAATTAATGGTTTAGGATTACATGGTTTTCATTTTGATTGTATTGAAAATTTTAGAATAAATTCTTCAAATCAATATGAATCGACATTTAATATTGATAATAATGGCATTTGTTTATCACATTCAGGATTATCTCTTTCTTTATCTTGTAATTTTGGGTTAAAATATGATGATTGTTATCATGATGTGTTTGAAATACATAGTATTCCTGATGTTTCATATGTTACTGGTATAACATCTAACATTTATAGTTGTTTTAATAATTATTATACGAAAACAGAAATTAATAATTATTCGGGTAATACTGATGGTAGAATTAGTTTTTTAGAAGATAATATTATTACGGGTGTAACATGTGTTGGAAGTGGTGTTATACCATATGTTGATGTTCATGAAAAGGAGATTATATTTAATACAATTAAGGGTAGTGGTGGTACTAAAGTTAGTAAAGTAGGTTATGATATTATTATACATTCAACAACTGGAAGTAGTAGTGGTGGTGATAGTGTTTTTGATTATGATATAGAAGTTAGTATATGTGAAGGAAAAACTTTTGGTAAATATCTAAATGGTGATGTTATACCATCAAGTGGTAAAACAGCAATAGATGTAATAAAAATGGCATTAAATGAAGAAAAAAAACCAACAGTTACTTTAACTTCAAGTGGTGATGATGTTCGATTTGGTTTAGTTGATAAAGAAATTAATTTATGTTTTGATTATGTAATTAATACTTTAGATGCTGATGTTGATTGTGTGTGTCTTGAATGGTATGGGGGTGATATTCTTGGTTGGACTGTATTAACTGAATCTGTTGATTGTAAAACGTTCAAACATTATATTAATGATAGATTTAATGCATGTACAAATTGTTTTAGATATACAGTATATGATACTGCTGGTGCTTCAGAAACTGTATCGTATTCAGTAACACCACAACAATATACTGCACCAAATATAAACATATCGTTAAATGGTGATATTACATCACCTGAAACACAAAATTCTAGGGAAAGAGGTAATGTTATTAGTTGTCCAAGTGGATATGTTTGTAGCAACAGAGAATTAGTTAATATAGTTGGTTGGTGTTTACAAAGATGTTATAGTGGTGATTCATGGAAAACAATATCATCGGGTACTAGTTTAAATGAACAATGTATTAATATTCCATCTGTTGAAGATAATACAATAAGTAATAACGCTACTTGTATTAGTTATAGAATTTGTTATGAAGATGAATACACAAATGGTTGTGGTGGTAATCAATCGATTGGATTTAAAGATTATTCGTATTGGGGATTTAATAATACATATCCATTGAATAGCAGTCAAATTCAGACATTAGGTAATAAATGTTTTATGCCTGATGTTTCTTTAAATTGGAATAATATTAATACACCCGCAAATAATTACACATATTATGTGTATCCAAGTAATTATAGTGATATAACATCGATAATAAAAAATGGTGTGGAACAAGATTTAGGGGCATGGAGTGGATTAACAAACGTTTCCGTTACTAATTTACATGGTGTATCGGTAAATTATAAAGTATATAAAACAAACGCAAGACAAGCATATGGTTTAAGTGATTGCATTAAAATAACATAAAAAATAAATATTAAATTAAATATTAAAAAATTGGCATTAAGAAGAAGCGATATTGTAGAACATAATAATCCTAACTTAGCAGTTGTTGATAGTGACTTTGTAAAAGGTGGATTTAGAACAAAGGTTAATAATTTAACCGAGTTATATGATTTGTCATTAAAAATCGATGAACCAACAGCATCTGGTCAAATGAAAGAACATGCAACAATTGTGTATGTTATAAGTGAAAATGATTATTATGTGTTGGTTGATATTGATAACATTGATAATCACGATGGTTGGAAAAAATTTATTACAAGTGGTAGTGGTGGAACGATTATTGGTCTTACAGGAAGTACAAATGGTTTAACTGATAATAACAATATTGTTAGTTTAGGTGGGAATTTAATAACAGAAACAACATTAAACATAAATCAATTTAATTTAATATTAACAGGAACAACTGGAAGTGTTTTAACTACAATTAGCAGTGGAAGTTCGTCTTATGTTTGTACAAATATTAATGTTAATGAAATTATATTAAAAACAAACAATGATTTAAATTCTGCTCAAATTATTATTGATAAAAATACAAATAAAATAATAAATTGTGTTGAAAATGGTGATATTATATTAAGTACCTGTTCATATAGTGGTCTTAATGGTAAGATTTGTGTTTGTAGTTGTTCTGGTATTATATATGATAGTTGTTATCATGATAATTATACAAATCGTTCTTTAGTTGACAAAGAATATGTTGATAATAAATTAGATGGTATTAATGTTAGATATGCTGAACCATTATATCCTTTTTATGCGGAAGAAGATGATGATTTGATTGCTGTTACTGGATATAGTATTAGTAATGAAGCATATGTTTATTTATTAGATAAACCAAAATTGGGTCAATGTGTTACGATTACAGATATTGAAGGATGTGCATTAAAATATCCAATTATTATTAATGGTAATGGTAATTACATTAGTAGTGATTCAGATGATTTGGCATGTATTAATAGTGATTATGGTTCAATAACTTTAAGATATAATGGTATTTTTTGGAGTGTTGTGGCTTTTTATAATTAAAATAATAAAATGTTAAAATAGTAAAAAAATAAACTATTTATATAAAAAAATAATAAATGTTTTAAAAGTAAGAATATTATGGCAGTTGGTACAAAAATTTTAATAAATGATTCTAAAGTTGACCAAAAAGGAACTTTAACATTATGTGGATGTAATCAAATTAATAGTACGGGTTCTTTAGTATATTTAACAGACCAAACACAAGATTATAATTGTCTATCCGTACCCCATGTTGGTTATGTTACAGGTATAACTAGTGGTGTTTTAACTTGTTTAAATAGTTGTTTTTATAATAAAACAGAAATTAATAAATATACAGGAGATACCGATAATAGATTAACTGATATTGAAAGTATAACAAATGTTGCAGTAACAGGTGCTTCCAATGGAATAACAAAAATTGATTCACATAATATTGAATTAGGTGGTAGTTTAACTAAAAACACAACAATTTCGGGTTCTTATGGTTTTGGTGTTAATAGTAATACAATAAAATTTAGTGGTGTAACAAGTGGTGTTGAAATTGGTGGAAGTGGATTGTATTTAACTGCAAATATTCCTGGAAGTGGTGGATTACTTTGTTTAGGTGGTTCTGGTGAAGTTTGTCAAACATCTTTAGCAGCATTTGGTGGAATTACTGGTGGAACAAATGGTATTGTTGATTGTGGAAATCAAAATGTTGGATTGGGTGGTGTTCTTTCTTCTAGTACTACTATTTGTGGTGATGGAAATAATTTAAGTTTAGGTTCTGCTGGAAGTAAATTAGGTTTATTAACAATAAATAGTAGTGAAAATATTGGTATTAATAGCGATAAAAATTTACAAATATCAATATCGGGTGGTACTATTACTACTTCAGATGGAATGGGTTTAAGATATTCTTCTGACTATTCAGATACTTTTGTTGATAATTCATTAATTACTAAACGCTATGTTGATAATATTGTTTACGGTATTGACCCAAAATCGGCAGTTCTTGTTGCAACAACAGCAAATATTGATGAATTGATTGATATTAAAACTATTGATGGTATTAGTTTAACTGGTGGTGATAGAATTTTAGTAAAAGACCAAGATGATAAAACGGAAAATGGTATTTATATTGTTAATGATGGTAATTGGTATCGTGCAAACGATTTTGATGGTACTCCAAGTGGCGAAGTTACGCAAGGTGCATTAATACCAGTAATAACAGGAAATACTAATGCAAATACATTGTGGATATTGACATCTAAAGACCCAATTACTATAGATGTAGATGAATTAATTTTTACTAAATTTTCACAACTAATTGATGTTTCAAGTGGTAATGGTATTGATATATCAACAGTTGGTGCAGTAAAAACAATTAGTGTTGACTTAGCAGATAATTCGGGTTTGTGTTTTAGTAGTTCAGAATTGACAATAAACAGCAGTATTGCAGGTTCTGGATTATGTTGGAAAAACGGTGTTATTAATGTAGATGTACCAACAGGTGGCACTACTGGTGTTCCTGTTAAATTTGATGATTCTTATGATTTAATTGTTGAAACTTCAGCAATAAATAATGTATTGGGTGGTGTTTTAAGTGGAAGTACAAATGGATTAACTGATAATAATGGTATTGTTTGTTTGGGTGGTCAATTAATAACATCAACAGTAATTTGTGGTAATGATGTTTGTGGTTTGACTTATCAAGATACTGCAATAACAAATAAACGTGGTATTCAATATGCTGATGATTATAGTGCTACTTTTGTGGCAAGAAGTTTGGTTGATGCTGGGTTTGTAACAGGATTAACATCAACATCAGGAATTCAAACAGCATGTAATGGTTTAACAAAAGAAGGTAATGTTGTTGTATTGGGTGGTACATTAACAGGAAATACTGAAATTGATGTTGATAGTTATGAATTTACTATTTGCAATAGTAATAGTTGTGTAACAATTCAAGATGGTTATGCTGAATTGGGAACTGATTCTGGGGAAACTGTTGTTATGTTAGGTGGTGGTCATTTTGATGTTGCTGCTGGTATTAATGTTGGTGTTCATGGTGATTGTAGTGGTGCTATGTTAATATATGCATGTGATGTTGTTTATGTAAATAATGATAAGGTACAAATGGAATTATATAATTCTTTAAATTATTTTAGTGTTTATAATAATTGTAATCAAAATTTAATTTTAAATGGTAATAATGATATTGTTTGTTTATCTAATTGTGATAGTAATTTAACTATTTGTGGTTCTGATAATTTAATTGAATTAAATGCTTGTAATTCAAGTATTAAATTATCAGAAGATTATATGTGTTTTTATAGTGATTGTTTAGTAATAAACAATTATAGCACAATATTTACATCAATAAATGGTACTGGTATTGAATATGGTGATTGTTATCATGATACGTATACAAGTCGTTCTTTGGTTGATAAAGAATATGTTGATAATATTAAAGTTAATGCAGATAATGGTTTAAGTGTTAGTGGTGGTACTATTGTTTTAGGTGGTACTTTAACAGGTGATACTACTATTTATGGTGATTGTAATTCATTGAATATACCAAATTTAAAAGAATTTAATGTTGTTGGTGATTGTATAAAAATTTCACCACAACATAGTTCAGTATGTCATTATAAGAATGGAACAGTTATAGGTGGTTCTGGAATTATATGTGGTTATAATAGTGTTGTTATTGGTGGTTCAGACCTAACTAGTGGTGGATATGGTAATTATTCATTATCAATGATGGGTGGTATTGCATGTGGTTGTCAATCTATTGCAATTGGTAGAGATATATGTTGGGGTACTAGGGCATATGGTGATTATTCAATTTCAATTGGTTATGCAAATTGTGTGAATTCTTGTTATGGAACAATAATTGGTGGTACTTTTAATAGTTTGAATTGTGGTAATAATTATTCAATAATATTGGGTGGTTGTAGTATTGGAATTCCAGAAAATTCATATTGTAATACTGCAATAGTACCTAATTTAGTAATATGGGAAACACCATCTAGTGGTTCTGTTAGTGATTCTGTTTTAGTTTGGAATTCTACAGATAAAATGATTAAGACAGTTTCTGGATGTGATATTGGTGATAGTAATAATAACTATTTAATTTGTGGAATTTCTGCAAATACTTCATTTACAAATACGGGTAAAACATATTTAATTGCGGTAAATACTACTAATAGTTCAATCTGTGTAACGTTACCAAGTTCAGTATCGAATGGTAGAGCATTCAAAATAAAAGACGTATCAGGTAATGCACTTACAAATAATGTTATTATTTGTTCACATGGTGGTACTCATAAATTTGATGGTAATAATAATGCATTAATAAATACAGATTATGGTTCATTAGAATTAGTATATTCTGAAGAATTAGGTATTTGTGGTTGGTTTGCAGTTTCATACATGAATTAACCATAGGTTATCTTATTATAAAAATGGGAAATTGTATAATTTCCCATTTTTTATTTTTTTTTTTTGAGTTTTTTTTTATTTATTTTTGTATTTATAAAAAATTATAAAATTTAATAAATTTAATTTATGGATAAAATTCAATTAAACAGTGATAGAATATCTGAAAATGATAAGTATGTTATATTTCATACAGAAGGTGGGCATGGAAAACAATGTATGGCAACTGCTGTATGTAGAGCGATTAAAAAAAAATATCCCGATAGAAAATTGGTGGTTGTTACATCATGGGACGGACCGTTTTTTTATAATCCCGATGTTTTTCGTTTTTATACATTTGGTCAAATGCAATATTTTTTCAGTGATTATATTAAAGATGATACAATAATATTAAGACATGAAGTTTATCATTCTGAAGACCATATATTACAAAGAAAACATTTAACTGAATCTTGGTGTGATATGTATAACATACCTTACGATGGTTATAAACCGAAAATATATATTAATCCTCGTGAATTAGAAATTGCAAAAGATAAAATAAAACCAGATAATAGACCGATAATGTTATTGCAAACACATGGTGGTTCACCAAATTCACAATATAGTAAAAAATCTTGGTATAGAGATATGCCAATTGAAATAGCACAAAAAATAGTAAATCATTTTAATAAAACATATCGTATTTTACATATTAAATCACAAGAACAACCAACTTTACAAGGTGTTGAAATGTTAAATTTACCACATAGAGAATTATATGCCGTATTTCCGTTAAGTACAAAAAGATTATTTATTGATAGTTTTGCACAACATGTTGCTGCTGCTCTTGATTTACAATCAACAGTTGTTTGGATTGGAAACAAACCAGAAGTTTTTGGATATCCTGAACACATTAACATTAAACCAAATGCTAATTATGTTAGAGAAATAAATAAATTTAGTTATTTAGACCAATTTGATATATCTGGTCAAGTTCAACAGTTTCCATATGATACAGTAAACTTATTCAATGTTGATGAAATCATTGAAGCAGTAAATAAACAAAAATAATCAATAATTCAATTTATTATTCTTAAACCTATCGATTTCGATGGGTTTTTTTTATTTCTTTTTGATGATTGTGTGTTATTTTTTAAAGTATTTATAATTAATGGTGAATAATATATTATTATTTGAAAATAAAATTTAATTTATTGAACAAACTATGGCGTTAGATACTAAACTAAATTTAAATGAATGTAAGTTTGAACAATTAACAACCGAAACATTAAATTTGTCGGGATGTACAAACATATTTGGAAATTTAATAATTAAAAGTGGTGGAACAATATCTATTTTAGATAATCATGGAATGGGTAAGGTGTTTACATCAGATTATGATGGTAATGGTACTAATGTACCTTGGGATTCTAAACAAAAAATATATTGGATAAAAAATGCTGGAATAAGTTCAACTAATGCTAGTAAAAGATATAAAAATTATAGTATAATATAT